TGCTAGACATTCAAGTATTTAGTAAAATGAATCAGATCCTTAAGGAGAGAAACGGCAAACTTAAGGAAGAGATCAACGATACGAATTATCGTCTTGAGCTCTTGAAAGAAAAGGTGAGCCTACAGCGTAAGTACATTAGAGACATCACGGAGATTAATGATGGACAGATTAAAGAAAAACGTAAAGAGATCGACAACCTCGACAAAGAAATCGATACGTTACAGTCGCAATGTAAAGAGGCCACTGATTACATCGAAAAAGTCCAGGACGAGCTCCAGTCAAACCTTAAAAAGCAACACGACAAAAAGCAAGCGTTACTCCAGTACCAAGCTCAGTTCCAACAGCAAATTAGGACAGTCGTTAAAGACGCGAAGTTTTATGAGGATAATGACTCATGCCCCACATGTTCCCAAGATATTAGTGAGAGTGTTAGATCAGGGAAACTCAAAACAGCCCAAGACAAAGCGGCGGAGCTTCACAAAGCAATGGACGATGTCTCTACAGAGTCAACTACTGTGGAACAGGATATTCAACGGCTCAATGAAATTTCCGAGGAAGTACGGAAGAGAACATCACTTGTTTCTTCTAACAATACATCAATCTCCAGGATGCAAGGACAGATACGAAATATCGAAAACGACATCAGCAGCCTTAATGGCAAGGGCGGCGATCTAGGCAAGGCCAACTCTGAACTGTCTACTCTGGTCGAGGAACGTGACGGTGTGTCAGAACAAAAACTCCATTTGATCGATGAAAGAACCTATAACGATGCAGCCGCTGAAATGTTAAAGGACACTGGCATCAAGACTAAGATCATTAAGGAGTATCTACCAGTGATGAACAAACTGGTGAACAACTACTTACAAGTACTTGACTTCTTTGTATCGTTCCACCTTGACGAAAACTTTAACGAGGTCATTAAGTCACGCCATAGGGATTCGTTCAATTATGCATCGTTCTCTGAGGGTGAAAAGCAGCGTATTGATTTGGCCTTGTTGTTTACATGGCGACAGATCGCACGTATGAAAAACTCAACATCAACAAACCTGCTCGTTTTGGACGAAACCTTTGATAGCTCACTTGACCATGATGGTGTGGATAACCTTATGAAGATCCTTGGTACACTGGAGGACGATTCAAACGTATTCGTTATCAGCCACAAGGGCGATCTACTTGACGGTAAGTTCCGTAGTAAAATCGAGTTCTCCAAGGAGCATAACTTTAGTAAGATGGTGGCATGAAACCAAATACAAAGTTCAGTTTAGACGTAAAAGACATAGCTTTGATAGAAAAAGCTCTGCAGGAACTACAGTCTAACTTAAGCAATAATGACGATAAACGCAGTGTTGTTGCTCTGTTGGCTAAGATATATCATCAGAAAGTTTGGTACAGACCTAAAGAAAATTACGTCTCTGGCTAAAAAAAATGAATTTTTTTCAAAAAAATGCATTTTAGCTATTTACATCCATACGAAACTATGGTAGAATAGTACTATCAAATGGAAGGAGTAGCCATGAACGAGTCTAAGTCAATCCTAGCAAAACTGCTTGCAAAGGAAAATATTACCGTCCGCTATGGTAACTATCATACGGCATCGTTTGACGTCAACAATCGTACCCTTTGCTTGCCTATGTGGAAGTACGAAAACAAAGGTCTACTTGATATGTTGGTAGGTCACGAAGTAGGTCATGCACTTTACACCCCAGTCGAGGGTTGGCATGATTGTGATATTGAGGTTCCTGGGATCCCTCGTGCGTTTATTAATATCGTGGAAGATATCCGCATTGAGAAAAAAATCCAACGTCAGTATCCTGGGCTTGTTCGTTCGTTTAAGCAAGGCTACCAACATCTGTTTGATAATGACTTCTTTGAGATCGCAGACAAAGACATCTCAAAAATGTCGTTTATGAATCGCCTTAACATTAAATCTAAACTACGTGATCTTGTTGAGGTACCTTTTAGTACTACTGAACAGTACTTTGTTGATATGGCCATGAAAGTTGAGACATGGGACGATGTTATCAAAGTATGTAAAGCACTGCTCGATTTTGCAGAGCAGCAGGAGAAAACCAATGAGAATATACAATCCACACAGGAGGAGGCAACGACTTCAAGCCAAGATCAAAATTCTGAATCTCAAGCTGAGTCTTCTGGATCTAACGTCGAAGATGGTGGATCTGATTCCGACTTTCAAGAACAGATTAATTCAGCAATGGACAACTTATCTGAGTCTGAAGATAATCAACAGCCGAGTGGATACCGTCAAGACGGTGATGGCGACGAAGTTGAGGATAACCAGGAGCAGCTAAGTGGCCAAGAAGGATCTCGTGGTCTTGCTGATAAACCTCTGACGGATAAACCGTCACACCGTGTTGAGACCGATGAGGCTCTTCGTCGTAATGAACATAAACTACTTGATATTGATGAGAACGGTTCACAGCCAAAAATCGTAAGCGGTTTTCGTAAGGAACAACTTAAAGATATGATCGTATCATACAAAACGGTCATGGAGTCTCGTCAAAAGAGAATGGCTGAATCGCCTAGCGGCTGTAAGTATGACATTGATCAATATGCTTCAGCGTTTAGTGAGTTTATGTCTGAGACTAAAAAGGCAACCGCCGTCATGGCTAAAGAGTTTGAGATGCGTAAAGCTGCATATCAATACAGCCGAGCTCAGACCGCACGCTCTGGTTCATTGGACGTAAACAAACTTCACAGCTATAAGTACAACGACGATATCTTTAGCCGTGTTACAAAACTTGCCGATGCAAAGTCACACGGTATGATCATGCTGATTGATTACTCAGGATCTATGCACGGTATTATGTCATCAGTGATTAAGCAAGTACTTAATCTGTCAACGTTCTGTAAGAAGGTAAACATTCCGTTTGATGTATACGGTTTTACGAATGGAAGACATGAGACTGAAGCTACTTTGCTTCCTGGTGATATCGACCACCGTGATGTTCGTATCTTTAACCTTATGTCATCAAGCATGAACAAATCTGAGTATGATACTGCATTCTTTCAAATGTTTATGCAGACTTGTGGCTACGGTATGCCATACGGTAACTTCTGTGGAGAATACGATCAACTTGGCGGTACTCCATTGAACGAGTCTTTGGTTGCTATGCCACACATCGTTCAACAGTTTAAGAACCGTCATCCAGTTCAACGTGTCATTAATGTTATCATTACTGACGGCGATGCTCAACATATGTACACCAAAGAAGATGTCTCTGCTAGTGTTCATACTCGTGGTATTGCGATCTCAACAAACAATAAGATCATTAAGGCATATAATAACCACAACTTAACGGTTCAGCTAACGGACAATCTTCGTTCGCTGGGATGCGTAAACATTGGCTTTTTCCTAGCAGAACGTCGTTATGATTCCACAAGAGCAATCAGCAGAGCAACTGGATCCTGGGACCAAAGTTCATTCCGTCAAGCTAGCAAAATGCTAAACAAGCATAAGTTTGCTTCATACGATAATACCCTAGGCTATGATAGATTTTTTGTAGTGAAAGCGGATCGTCGTACTCTGAATACGGACAACGACGATTTTGAAATACGCGACAACGCGACCAAAGGTGAGATCACTCGAGCCTTTAAGAAGTTCGCCAACAGTAAGAAAGGAAATCGCGTCCTTGCTTCACAGTTTGCACAAATGGTGGCATGAGGAACAATAAAGGAATTGAGGTTACTAAGGATGGACCCATAGACAAAGTTCTTAAGGGTCCACAACTAATGTTTCACCGTCATATGGGATTTAGCTCGTTTTATCGTATGAAAGAACATAACAAGCAAGTGGATCAATGGTGGGAAGACAGAAAAAAAATGAAAAAAAGTGAAAAAAAATAGCATTTAGCTATTTACATCTGCATCCAAATAGTGTATAATAGTACTATCAAATGGAAGGAGAATACATTATGATTACATTAACACTCGCACAGGAAGCCATCGTAAAATCGCTGGTTTCATCTGACAAGACAGAATTTACCCCAGCTGAACTTATGAGCACAGCTGCTAACCTTGGGTTCCCTAAGGCTGAAGGTTATAAACTTGCTCACGCAATGCCTAAGGTAAGACGTGGCATATATAATCTCGAAGCGGTTATTTTACCGTTCCGTGATGAACAACATAAGGAAAATGTTTCAGTGGCATCGTCCGTACAATCAGTTCTAAATGACGAGGTCTATGTACCTTCTCTTGATCTCACATACGTAAAGTGGGGTCACTACAAGGACATTGAGGCAATCATTAAGTCTGGTATCTTTTACCCAGTCTACATCGCTGGACTATCAGGTAACGGTAAGACTATGATGGTTGAGCAGGCTTGTGCTAAAACCAATCGCCAATACGTCCGTGTACAAATTACTCCTGAGACCGATGAGGATGATCTTATCGGTGGTTTCCGTTTGGTTAACGGTGAAACTGTTTTCTCAGAAGGTCCAGTCATCAAAGCAATGAAGCAAGGTGCGATCCTTCTCATTGACGAGATTGACCGTGGATCAAATAAGATCATGTGTCTGCAAGGTGTTCTTGAAGGCAAACCTGTTATGATTAAAAAGACAGGTCAAGTTGTTAAACCTGCCAAAGGTTTCAACGTTATTTCAACAGCGAACACCAAAGGTAAAGGTTCTGATGACGGTCGCTTCGTAGCGGCAACGATCATTGATGAAGCTTTCCTTGAGCGTTTCACTATCACTATGGAACAACCATATCCAACTCTTGCGACTGAAAAGCGCATCATCATTAATCATATGAATAAGTTTGGTGCTACTGACGAAGAGTTTGCTACGTTGTTGGCTCAGTGGTCTGAAACCATTCGTAAGACATATGATGACGACGGCATCGATGAATTGATCTCGACTCGTCGTCTATGCCACATCGTTCAAACCTTTTCTATCTTTAATGATCGTAAGAAGGCAATTGAGCTGTGTGTAAACCGTTTCGACCAGGATACTAAGGAAGCCTTCTTGGATCTGTATAGTAAGGTTGATGGAACGGTAGGTGATAGTTCAGAGGTAACTACTGAAGCCAATGAACAACTTGATAATATTTTAGAGGATGCATTGAATGGTTAAATACAAGTTCAACGAAGGAGCTCTGATTGGGGAGCTTCAATCATACATTGACTCTACTTATAATGGACATTACTCCAAGAATAAGTTTCAGTCAACGGAGTTTATTATTGACTGCGGTCATGGCGAAGGATTCGCCCTAGGCAATTGCCTAAAGTACGTTCAACGATACGGTAAGAAGGATGGTAAGAACCGAAAGGATCTTATGAAAGTTCTACATTACGCGTTGATCGCACTTCATGTTCATGACGAAGAACAGGAGTCAGATCCTTCTCAAGAAAATACTGACTTTGGTTACACGTTGGAAACTTCTTATGCAGCCGATAATTATACTGATGAAGCTATTTACAATTCACCAAAAATGGTGTATAATAATAGTTCAATCGATAACATCACTCCACAGCAGTGGAATGAAATGAACCTAAAACATCTTAAGGAAACCAAGGAAACTAAATGATGAATCTCTCAAGTGAAACGACCGCAGTTCTTAAGAACTTTGCAAACATTAACTCTAACATCGTGTTCAAAACCGGAAGCACGATTAAAACTATGGCCGAGGCTAAGAACATTCTTGCCAAGGCATCCGTATCCGAAGTATTCCCAGATCGTGAGTTTGGCATCTACGATCTGAACGAGTTCCTCGGTGTGACGAGCATGTTCGAAAATCCAGAATTGAAGTTCGACGACAGTATGACTTCTGTATCCATTACAGAAGGCAAGCGTTCGGTTAAATACTTCTTCTCGGATCCGTCCATTCTCACTTCTCCTTCCAAGGACATCGTCATGCCGTCCACCGAGGTCACCTTTACATTAACCAGTGAAGACCTTTCCGCATTGCGTAAAGCAGCATCAACTCTTGGTGTTAGCGATGTGGTCGTTACTGGTTCTGAAGGTGGCACCGATGCTAAGATTATGGTCACTGATGTAAATGACTCGACCTCTAACTCCTTTGAGCTAGAAGTCGCAAATGTTACACGACCTTCTGAGCAATTCAATTTCGTATTCAACATTGGTAACTTTAAGCTTATCTCTGGTGATTACGATGTTGCCATCTCAAGCAAGTTGATCTCACATTTCAAGAATCAGTCAGCTGATGTTGAATATTGGATTGCACTTGAGAAATCATCTACCTTTGGTGGATAAATACTCTACTCTAGTCGACTAAACTTTTATAGGAGTAAATTATGTCTGAAGAGCAAGCAGCAGATACTGCAGTAGAACAGGAGGCGGCTGCGGAAGCACCACCTTCACTGGGTATCCAAGACTTGGCCGCTATGGTTCAAGTGATCGACGTATGTTCCAAACGTGGGGCCTTTGAGGGTCCAGAATTGGAATCAGTGGGTGTCCTTCGTGGACGCTTGGTTAAATTCGTTGAGGCGAATAAACCACCTGCCCCTGAGGGTGAAGCAGAAGGCGCAGCGCAAGCTACACCAGAAGCAGCACCAGCAACTGAAGAAGAACAGGGACGAATGCCAAAAGATGTTGGCTAAATCCTTGGGGGAGGCTTCGGCCTCCCTCTTCATCTCTGCCCTTAGCTCAACTGGATAGAGCATCAGCCTTCTAAGCTGAGGGTTGCAGGTTCGAGTCCTGCAGGGCAGGCCACCTTATTTTTTATTATGGAGCACGTGAATGTCAAATGACTTCCTATGGGTCGAAAAGTATCGCCCAAAAACTATATCTGAATGTATTCTTCCAACCGATCTTAAAGAGGTATTCAGTAAGATCGTTGAGAAGAACGAATTACCTAACATGTTATTCTCTGGTTCGGCAGGCGTTGGCAAGACGACGGTCGCCAAAGCATTGTGCAACGAACTAGAACTTGACTACATTTTAATCAACGGATCTGAGGAGGGGAACATTGATACGCTACGCGGAAAAATCAAACAATTTGCCAGCACTGTTTCGCTCCAAGGCGGATACAAAGTCGTCATCCTCGACGAAGCAGACTACCTTAATCCGCAATCAACCCAGCCAGCACTCCGTGCGTTCATCGAAGAATTCTCGAACAATTGCCGCTTTATTCTTACCTGCAACTTCAAGAACAGAATAATCGAACCGCTCCATTCACGGTGTTCTGTTTATGAGTTTGGTATCCCTAATGATCAAAAGCCACAACTTGCCGCTAACTTTTTTGGCAGGTTAACTGACATCCTTACTAAGGAAGCAGTTCCCTTTGAGCAAAAAGCAGTAGCTGCTCTCGTTGAAAGGTACTTTCCTGATTGGCGTCGAGTGATCAACGAGTGTCAACGATACTCCGTCTCTGGTCGTATTGATGCTGGTGTACTTGTTAATCTGTCAGAGGATAACATTAATTCACTTATGACGTCTCTTAAGGACAAGGATTTCAAGAGTATGCGTAAGTGGGTGGTTGATAATATGGACACTGAGCCACAAGCAATCTTTCGTAAGATCTACGATGGCATGAGTACATATCTGCAACCGCAGTCCATTCCTCAGGTTGTTCTTATTCTTGCTGACTATCAGTATAAGAATGCGTTCGTAGCAGACCATGAACTTAACGTCGTAGCATGTATGACAGAGATCATGGCCTCAGCGGAGTGGGTATGATCGAATACCGAATCTGGGAAAAGGTTGTAGCTAGAGCGCTAGACTACTATATCGGCCGCAATGACGAGGACGAACCAAAGGTACCTGTGTTGACTATGGAACACGCAAGGGTTGGTTTGTATCTTCGTATGTTGTTGCAATTCGTTAATTGGATCACCTGCTTCTTTATCATAGCAGGTGTCGTGAGGCATTGGTAATGAACCCTTTTGAATTCTTAAACGCAATCAACTACAGCAAGAAGGATATAATGATAGACGATTTGGCCGAAAAAGCCTATAATGGCTATATGGTTAACCGTGGTCTATCATACTTTAATGATACCGTACTCCTTGCTAATGAAATGAATCGGTATCACCATCTAGACTCAAAGCTTCAATTTGACTTTTTGATAAATACAATTAGAAAACGCAAAAGATTCTCCAAGTGGTTGAAACCAGAAGAATCCGAAGCGGTTGAAGCGGTCAAAGAATATTATGGCTATAACGATGAGAAGGCACGCCAAGCCTTGACCCTTCTAAGTAATGAACAGATTAACGAATTGAGATTGAGGGTCTATAAAGGTGGAAGAAAATAATGAGACAGCCGTAGAGTGGACTCCGGCTATGATGCTAGAGATAACTCTCAACGAGCCAGATGATTTCTTAAAGGTTAGGGAAACATTAACTCGTATCGGGGTAGCCTCCCGCAAAGAAAACAAATTATACCAATCATGTCATATTCTACATAAACAAGGGCGGTACTTTATCGTTCACTTCAAGGAGTTGTTTCTTCTTGACGGTAAACCATCCAACCTAGTAGAGAATGACATCCAGCGTCGTAACACCATTGTGACACTGCTTAGCGACTGGGGTCTTATTACTCCGGTTAACGCGCAGGAAGCAAAGGACACGGCTCCGTTACGACAGATAAAGATCATATCCTTTAAGGATAAAGATCAATGGGAGCTATGTCCAAAATATAACATCGGAAATAAATAAGTCGATGTATAAATAACTGTGGAGTGCGGGATGGTCCCGGCTCTATTATTAATCTTGCTTTATTAAAGGAGATAACTATGACAGGCGTAAAGCAACTTTTCCCACGTGCATCTTTTGTTGGTTTCGACCATCTTTTCGACGAATTGGATCGAGTAGCTCGGCATGCAAATGACCACTACCCACCACACAATATCGTTAGGATAGACGAACACGACTATCTTATTGAACTTGCAGTCGCAGGATTCAGTCGAGACGAACTAACCATTGAGGTGAAAGATCGCACTCTAGCCGTCACTGGCGAACATGTAAGTAAAGGCCGAGACTTCATTCATCGTGGAATTTCTACGAAGAAGTTTAAGCGTACGTTTAGGCTGTCTGAGTACGTTCAAGTACATGGAGCTGATCTTGTGGACGGAATCCTTGCCGTAGAATTGAAGGTAGTAGTTCCAGAAGAAATGCGTCCCCGTAAAATTAACATTGGAAACGGGGTATCCACAAATGACACAAGCAGTACTGGTAGCTCACAGCTACTTAACGAGCGCGGTTGAGTTAATTCTATTCTCAATCGTTGGATTCTTTAAGAGTCTAGGTAAAGCAATAATCGTATCGCGGCAAGCGGAAGCAAATCAAAAGATTGTTCCCTATCTGCGTTGCGAGTACCCAGGATGGAGCGATGCAGAAATCCTGGCTAAGCTAAACAGAGAAATCCTTAGAGAGTTCGAGAAATGAGATTTGTATTTAAGGCACTATCTGGAGTTTGGAACGCAGTGCGACCAAAAACCGAAAAGGATAGAATCGAAGAATATCTATCTCAGTCAACTGACCTAGTCGACCTTGAACGTCGACAAAAGCAGTTACAATGGTCTTCTAATCCTAATCTTAAGGGTTGGATCTAAAGGGTCGTTACTTAATAAACGCGTGAGGGGTCATGGTTAACCCCTCTTCATTGTCACAAAGAAAGGAACATGACAAATGAAAGCAGTACTTTTCGCGGTAGCAGCACTAACAGCAACATCTACCGCGGCGGCAGATCTAGGAATGGGTCTTGCCCTTAACACTGAAGTCAAAGCATATCACAAAGTGGATGCTGAGACTAATCACTTGACAGTAGAGCCAGAGTTGCGCTGGACATCAGCAGCAGGGCCGCTGTCAGTATATGGCGAAATGCCAATCACTATGTACGAAACCAACCACACAAGTGGTGATGATTGGAACGTAGTAAATATTCTTGATGATGGGAACTACCCGCTTCTAGAACTCGGCGCAGAATACGACATCAATGGTAACACCATGGCGTATGCCGAAACAACTTACGACTTCAACGCAGAAGATCGCGGAGAGATCGAAGTAGGAGTAGCTTGGACTTTTTAGTCCTTGCTATATAACACATGCATACCGACATAGACATAGAATGGTATCGCTACACACACGAAAAAGGAAAGAAAATTATGTCAAACCCCTATCAAATCCGTTATGATGTTTTGCAGATGGCTAAAGAATTATTGGATCGTCAATACGAAACCAATATGCAAATGGCCTATCACGCAATGGATCTTGCCAAAGAAAATAATGAAGCTGCTCTTGATGCATGGTCTAAGTACGTTCCAAAAATGTACACGCCCGATGAAATCAAAGAACAGGCCGACAAGCTCTATTCTTTTGTGACTGATAAGAAAGAATCTTAAAACCAATTGGGCCTCGCTCTCTGCGGGGCCCTTTCCTTTACTATGGAGACAAATATGTCAAATATTAAAATCGTGAGAATCGCAACTGGTGAAGAGCTAATTTGTGATGTTAAGGAACAGGATGGTGGGTATAACCTTACTGACGTAGCTATCCTAATTCCTACAGAAGCCAACCAACTTGGGCTGGCACCATTCATGGCGTATTCAGACGCTAGCGGTGGATTCAATATCAACTCATCTTTCATCATGTTCATGGTGGATCCAGTCGAACAGCTAAAGAACCAATATCAGCAGATGTTCGGCAAAGTAATGACTCCCGATAAGAAAATAATTCTATAAAATGGTTTACATCCTAGCGGATCTATGGTATAATAGTATCTAAATTATGGAGGTAAAGCGTGAATTTTTATACAAGTGTCAATCGCTATGGCAACAATCTGCTCTATGCAGGCTACGAAAACGGTGAGCGAGTTCTTCGCAAGATTCCATTCTCACCGACACTTTACGTAAGATCAAACAAAGACAGTGGATATAAGTCCATTGACGGTACACGAGTTGAACCTCGTGTGTTTGATACTATGCGTGATGCCAAGGATTTTATTGCGACGTACAAAGACGTCGATAACTTTAAGATCTATGGTACAACCAATTACATCAGCCAATTCATTTACGACAAGTTCCCAGGTGAGATCAAGTTTGATCGTGATAAGATCAATGTAACAACGATCGACATCGAGGTTGCTTCCGATGATGGATTCCCTCTTCCTGAAGAAGCGGCTCACCCAGTCATTTCTATCACCATTAAAAACAACATCGACAATACGTATTACGTCTGGGGTCTGTATGACTACGATGCATCAGCTTCGTATATGCAGGACCACCGAGTCATATACAAAAAGTGTGACGATGAGATCAAACTGCTTTTGGCCTTTCTTGACCACTGGAGTAGTTCGGCTCATTGTCCCGATGTCGTTACGGGTTGGAATACTCGTCTATTCGATATTCCTTATCTTGTCAATCGTATCACGCGTATCATGGGTGATGACATGGTCAAAAAGCTATCACCTTGGGGTGTAGTTCAGTACCGTAAGATTGCGGTCAAGGGTAAGGAACTTGATACCTATGAAATGTATGGTATCTCTCAACTTGACTACTATGACTTGTTTCAAAAGTTTGGTTACTCGTATGGTGCACAGGAATCATACAAGCTTGACCATATCGCTCATGTTGTACTAGGCGAGCGTAAGTTGTCCTACGAGGAACACAGCTCACTTCATGCCTTGTACAAACACGATTTCCAAAAGTTCATTGATTATAACATCAAGGACGTGGAGTTGGTTGACCGTCTTGAGGATAAGATGGGTCTGATTACTCTCGCACTTACTATGGCCTACAGGGCTGGTGTTAACTATCAGGATACTTTTGGAACAACCATGATTTGGGATACGATCATCTATCGTGATCTTGCAGCTAAGAACATTGTTCCACCTCCATCAATCGACAAGTTCAAAGCTGACTATCCAGGTGGTTCCGTGAAGGAACCTCAAGTAGGTCTTCACG